CAACATCTGTATTTGAGAAACCAGAACGTGTAGTTTGAGTAGCCGAAAAGACTGGTACATTAAATTCAACAGCCAAACCACGAAGTTCTTCGGCTATAGCTTTGACATAGGTATATGAATTGATTGCACCACCCATACCTTTCATACGAGAACTAGCACATATATTTAAGTAATCAATAAAAATAATATCTGGTATGAATTGCTTTTTAAGTTTAAGTTCATTCAATAAAGCTCTAAAATGAGCTGCATGGGCGGCACCGGTAGGATATTCCTTAACAATAAGTTTGCCAATATTCTTTCTGGCAATCTTAGCTATTTTGTCATCAAACATATCCTTAGACAAACTCTCTAGCTGATCAATGGGCAAATTGAAAAGGTTTGCATCAATACGTTCAGCGATTCTTTCCTCTGCCATTTCTAATGTAATGTACAAAACATTCTTACCTTGCATAAGAGAAGATGCTGCCACATGACACATAAAAAGAGATTTACCAACACCGGTACCGGCCAGTGCAACATTCAAAGTCTTGTTGGGAATACCACCTTTAGTAATTTCCTGAAAGTTTTCAAGATCAAATGGGATACGATCTTCAACCCGATGATAAAAATCAAATCGGTCATCAGAATTGTCAATATAATCATGACCTACGTTGGTATCGAAGCTCACAGCCAACGCATCAGATAATATTTCAGGTACAGCATTCTTCGTAAGACTTTGGTTCTTTCCATCAATAACGTTGATGGATTCCATGATGGCAAGATATATAGCTCTATCTTGGCACCACTTCTCTGTGCTATTCAATAACCAATCTTCATTCACCGGTTCAGGTGTAAAGACGATATCAACTAGTCCAGATACTTGATCAAGCGTACCAGCAGCAGTCATATCAACTGTGATAGACTCTTTAGTTGGTAGCTTGTTATATTTGTGAACAAAGGATACTACTTCATTGAACAATATTTTATGTTCAGATTCAAAGTATTCTTTTTTTAGAAATGGAATTACCTTTCGTAAATATTCCTCATTGGAAAGGAGATTCCGGAGTATTGTTTGTTGAATGTTTGCTTCGATCATTTATTTTTGCTTTCCCATTTTCAAATGCATCTTCGATGATGTGTTGCAATACAGCACCAAGATGGTTTTTAAAATCATTATCTTGTTCCAAAGTGTCTATTTCAAATTGACCGCCATCAAGTATTTTATACTTAAAGTCAAGTGTAGCTTCATCAGTCTTTTCACGGACTTTGATTTCACCGTACATATAGGTCACACCTGGATACTTTGTAAGTAGACGAACTGCCCAATGGTCGTCTGCTTCAGATTCAGCGAATGTATAGTCTTCATTCGTTATCATTAGTTTCCTCGTCAAGTGGAGTCATTGCACCAATTTGATATCGTGTTTTTATATATTCTTTGAAGTTAGTTTCTTCAAAAATTGGTTTCCAAAACTCTTCGTTCAATGTGTCTTTTTCTCGTACTTTTGGGTCAAGTAACTCTCCAGTTTCCTGGCTAACCCTGCAATACCAGCCATTAGACGGCTTAGTGACATATTGACCTTCGAGAGCAACGTCAAGCAGACCAGACCACTTTTGTACTCCACCTTCCCAGCTAACACTAATGGGAACCTTAGACTTTTCACGAACAAACCGCGACTTTTCAACATTAATAACAAAGTGATACCCCTTGATTTCTGTGCCTTGCTTGTCCTGCTGGCGGCCAAGAATCCAAATGTTATCAGCACTATAGTAAATACCAGTACCACCACCAACTACAGCTTTCGGGAACATACCGATTTCCATATATGTATGATTTACTGCCAGCAAAGGAATGTTCTTCATAGTAAGATATGGTGTAACCATACGGAACAGACCTTTCAACGCTTTTGCCCGAGACATATCAGCCACAGACTTTTCATTGATAGCATCTTCCAGTTCTTTCTTTGATGCTAGGTTACCAATTGAGTCAATTACAATTACAACCTTATCTTCTCGTTCAATCGATTCAAGTTGGTTAACCAAATCAAACTTAAGCTTTTCAACATCGGTAATTGGTGTATGAAGAACACGATTAGTGTCAATACCAAAGTTTTCAAAGTAAGATTGTGGTGAACCAAATTCACTATCATAGAATAGAATGACAGCGTCTTTGTGTTTCTTCAAATAAGCACTAGCCATAATCAGTGCAAATGAAGTTTTAAAGTGCTTTGATGGACCAGCCAATACAGTAAGACCAGAGGTCAAACCACCTTCGACATCGCCAGACAAAGCTACATTCATCATTGGTACATCAGTTGGTACCATATCATTTTCAGTAAAGTATTTCGATTCAGAGAGAACAGCAGTCTCTTTGATTTTCGAATTCTTTTTAAGTTTATCCATTACAGACATAAGCAATATCCTTTTTCAATTTGTACATATATTATATCATAAACTGGTCCAATTGTACAGGAGTTTTTTCATAATGCATTGATTTTGTTTTATTACATTGGATAACAAACTCACTATCAATCATTTGATTATCAAGTCTTCCGTGTACAAAAGAGTCTACTACTTCAGCCATATCTTCAGCTGTAGTAACAGGAACATTTTGACAGATATGATTTAGATTTTTTAGTCCACCTTGTAACATAAAATCACCAGGTAGTTTCATAATTGCAAGACACTCTCTGATTGTGAGGTATCTATCTTCGTCTGGGTGCGTAAGTGATGATGGCATATGACCTACAAAGGCACCAATATAATCTTTTGGAATCTCTGTAGTCTTACGCATAATATTACCACCAGATGCTAGTTTGTCATGCATACGAATGCATTTACCAGCTTCATTTTCATAGCCATGTTTAGTCATCCACTTACTAACAGTGCGATACTTAACACCAGCCTTTTCAATCTCATCAAGAGGATTGGTACTTCTTACAATCTTATCTTGGAATTGACTATGAGTGATTCCTCCATTCAATTCTTCTAATACGTATTTGTAAAAAGGGTTCTCTGATGGAGTTCGTTTGTTGGTCAATATATTCATAGGGTCATCTTCACGCAGTTCAACATTGCGTATAGTATCTTCAATACGCTCATGATTCCTATGGATATAATCTAACTTTGGAATTTTATTTCCTTCCCAAAAGAAATAGAATGTTCTATCTCTTACTTGGCTTAATCCATGAAGTATAGATTTCGTTTTATAAATGCTAAAAGTGTATCCATTCTCTCTGCCAATTTTTCGAAGTGTTTCAACAATCGGCTCTCCCATTTTGCTAGCCAATCTTGGTGCATTTTCGCCCCAGAATACTTTAGGTTTGAGATCCCCCAAGACATAACGTGCGGTAGCCAGCATCCAATCATTGTTAGCATTAGTAGAAGATGCTGAAGGACTAAGGCTAGATAGACCAGCACAAGGGCAAACGGTGTTAATAACATCAACCCTAGAAAGAGAAGATGGCATATCACCGTCCAAGTGATAGTAAGGAACTTGTTTATCATAGTACTCCACTAGTTGTGTGTCATTGGCCTCAAAAGCTGAGTAACTTAAAATGTACTCTGGTTTCTTACCAACAACGTTCTGCATTGCAATGGTCTCTCCGCCAATAAGCGGAACTATACTTGCGTATTTCATACAAAAAACTCCTCTAAGCTAGCAGTCTTGTTTTCTTGTCCAGTCCAATGTGGATAGGATTCTCTCGATAAATGAATTGACTGCGGCTTTTCCATATAATCAAAATCAAGTTGACCATTCTTATTTGTAAGACCGTCAACCCATCGAATTATTTTCGCATGGGTTGCTCTCATCTCTAATTGTTCTCTAAATACTAAACGGCATTCGTTACGTTCTTCCCATGAACCCCAAAATGGTTTGTCTTTATAATAACCAGACTTAGGCAATTTGCGAGATTCGTCTTCAATAGGCAATAATTCATAAATGGCGACGTTCTTTACAGGTAACGATTCAACTGCTTCTATATATCTATCTGCTAAAGCCCTAGTATTTTCTAGGTGGTTACCTTCAATTCTACATAAGTGATGACGAATATCAATGTTACCAAAATAGCATTCAACAGTATCAAAATCGATATCTGGTTCTCCAACACTTTCTATGTATGTAACAAGACCATCATTTAATGCACCATTTAAAGTTTTAAACGGTACACTATTAATCATCCAACCAGGACGATACATGCAAATAGAATGGCTATCACCAATAACAA